TGACGCCGGCTTTCATTAGTTCAATCGTGTCCATTCCAAGTTGCGTTTTTGCAACCTCGGCAACGAAAACAAGTCCCTTGTCGTCTTCATAAAGTTCAACCATTTTTCCGATTGGTTTGAACATGTCGTGTTGATATAAGTATTTAACACGTTCGCCGTTTTCTTCAATGGTTTTTTTGTATGCGCCTTTGACAATCACGTCGTTGTCGGAATCTTTGTTTCCAAAATATGAACCGTAACCCTTGACAATGCCCGCCTTTTCATCGGCGTCCAGCAATTCCCCAACGGGCGCGGTTTTGAATAAAATTGACATATTTTTATTTTTTACAAATTTACAAATTTAAAATTATACAATTGACGACGTTCCCGCGCCGGACAATCCAACACCAACACCCGTCAATCCTTCACGCGCTTGCGCACCTTCAACCGGAATTGGAATGATACCGCAACGACAATTGATTCGATTTGCCGCCGAACCTGAAGGGTCACCGGGGCGTTGCATTTTATCACTTGAAGTTTGAGTTGGCACGTCAAAAAACCCGTCAAAAGGAATATCCGGGTGACGTTCCATTTCAACATGGTCAGCTTTGTCGCCGTTAAAAAAAGAACGAACACGACCGTCGCGCGCAGTTATCCAACGCTTTTTCAATTGGTCAGGCGGAAACAAAGTTGTTGCGCCTTTTTCAACACCAAGGTTTGCCGCGTTTGTTGCTTCAGTACGAACCAAACGACGCGCTTGGAAATCTGAATATCGTGTGAACTCTGAACGCAAAATCCGCGCGCGCGCCGCTTCACCAAGTGAATTGAATTCAGGGTCTTGCATTCTTCTTTGCAAAATCTTTTTTAGTGTTGCAAGTGCCGTTCCCTTAACCAATTCAATTTGCGTTCCGGCATGTTGTAAGGCATAGGTATTGAACGCTTGTTGAAACACGTCTTCAAGTTTTTCCGAATCAAATGCTTTTGGAATATACCGCCGAAAATTGTTTGCATACCACTTGGCAAAGTCCATTCCGATGTCAGTATAAATTGCAATGTAAATGTTTGTCCAATCGTCGGTTTTGAAAATCCCTTCAGTTTGAATGTTGTTTGTTTGAATGAAGGTGTCAATCGCTTGAAAATAGTTTCGCTTGTAGAAACGCTTTAAACGCGCGACAAGGCGATTTTCAGCACGTTCCAAACGCTTTGAAAAAGCCGAACGCCAATCATCAACAAAATCTTTTTTGACAATTTCTTTTTCCCTCAATGCTTGCATTTTATTTTTTTGTGTTTTTGAATTCAAAGTTCACGCCCGAAATGGAAAGTTTTTCAATCACTTCGGTTTGTAAGTCGCGCAACGTTTTTTCAATCTTGTCTTTTTCGTCAATGATTTGCGCAACTTGTTTTTCCAAACTTTCGTTTTTGGCTTTCATTTTTGAAACTTCTTCAGGGTCTTTGCCAACAAAAGTTGCAATCACCAAAGACAACGAACCGACAAGCATTCCGACAATCACTTTGAAAATGTCGTTGTTTGATTGTGGGACTTCGTAAAAACTAAGAAACAACAAAAGTCCGATGACAAGGAAAAAAATAATTCCCGCACCAATATAACCGCGAAATTCTTTGTCTTTGTGAATGTTCATTTTATCTGATTTTATCAATGAAATTTTGTATTTCGTTTACACCAATATCAAGTGAAAACGACAAATCCGCCGCCCATTGTTTGACCGGTTTTGTTCCTTTGTAAACAACAACAATTGGAACGGTTTGAATTTGTGATTTCATGTTGTCGCTTTGATTTTCCAACCACGCAAATTGAACTTTGCAACCAATCAATCCATTCAGGTTGATTGTTTTATTTTGATTCCAACGGGCGTTGATTTGTAGAACTGTTATTTCGTTGCTTTCAACTGGCGCATGGACTGATTTGATAGGAACAAACAAAGCCAATAAGACAAGCAACAAAGTTTTCATTTTAGTTGGTTTTTAATTCATACAAACGCGCTTCAATAATTTCAAGTTTTTCAAAGTTCTTTTCAATAAGTTCCCGGTTGTTCATTATTTCTGAACGAATTGCATTGTCTTTCAAATCGTATTCTTGACGCGAAATGACGGGTTCGGGTTGCAACATTGCTTCATTGATTTGCGCTTTTAAATTCCAATAAAAACCAGTCGCAATAATAAGTCCGCCCGCCAACGAAATCATTGTTTCGATTGACATATTGAATTTCGTTTGTTTTGATAGTTCTTTCATTTTTATCAAATTAAGTAGCAAATAATTTTTCCATGCGAACAACTTATGTTGTCAAAGTGTCCAACAATATCGCAAGCCGCTTCAACGTTTGTGATTGTTATTGAAGAATCACCGCCGGTTGTATTATTGTCGGCGGTAAATGACGAAACTTTTAATGGACGTATTGTGTGAAAGTATTCACCCGCGGGCGTTGAATCCCCCGTTTCCAAAACGCGACAACCAAATTGTCCAAGGTTGGATTTTTGCCATATATGCGAGAAATACAAATCATTTGCCATTGCTATTCGTTTTCAAGTTTTGACAATGTTTCTTTGACCCAATCACGCATTGAAGTCCCGCCCCAAAGATTCCATGAAACGAACCCGTTGTCTTTCCATGGTGTTTCCTTGTATTGTTCCGAAATGGTTTGATTGCCGTCATGACGTGCAAAGAATGAATTGATTCTTCGTAACATGTCAACATTCAAAGGTGCGCGTTCAGATATCATGCGCGCCCTTCGCCAACCCGTTGGCGTTCCGGCGCGTACTTCGTCACCGTATTTTTCCCGCCACTCAATCATTCGTTTTGCGTTGTTGGTTGCGCTTTGTGGGTAATTGTCAAACGTGTGACCGTCTTTTTCTTCTTCTTTTGACGACATTGGGTGTCCTTCAGGAAGTAAATCGGTGTCGTGTTTTCCTGAACGAAACTTTCCGTTTCTAAGTGCAAACAAATAAGAATTCACACGCGCCATTGCCCATTGTTCAGGCGACGAAACAGTCGGTCGAACCGATTGTGGGTTTGTACGATACGCGCCAATTCCGCGTTCATAAACTTCAAACAACGTGTCAACGTCAGTTGATTTGTCAGGGTCGTTGTCCACTTCGTCGTTGTGTTCTTCAACCTTGTTTTCAAGGGCGGCTTTCAATCGCGCTGAAATCTGTTTTTCTTCTTCTTCATCGTGATAGTTCTTTTGCGCTTCAATCGCGGCTTCATACGCTTCATGCGAATCAAAAGGCATGTACACAACTTCGCCGTCAAATGAATGTTGGTGGTGTGAAGGTTTTCCGCCAAGTTCAACCGCACGCGCTTCGGCTTCTTCAACCGTTGTGAATACGTCAGTCATTCCCGGAACAAGCGCCTTGAATAGTTTTACCATTTCGTCAATTGGCTTGTCGTCTTTCGGGTCTTCAATGGGGTCAGGGTCAGGCATTTCAACACCAACGTTTTGTGTTGGAATAAGATTCGCCGGTATGTAATAGTCATCAAGTGCCGGTGTGTCTTCATCTTGACCGTATGACATCGCAACACGTTTTTCGTTTGGCGTCAACCACCACGCTTGTGTCAATTGTCCAACGACTTTTTCCGTTTCTTCTTGCAATTCAGGAATCGAAGTGAAATCAAAGTCAAGGAATAAATTGTCACCAAACTTTGGAACCAACCAACGATTCAGTTCGTCGCGTACTTTGACAAGTTCAGGAATGATTGCATTTTGATACAATGCCTTTTTGGCTTCCTTCATGTTGTTGTAAGTAGTTGATTCGGTGTTGTTTAATAACTGAACCGGAACGTTGTAAACATTACACAAGTCTTTGATTGATGCGTTGTATTGTTCAATAAGTGACACGTCAGCGGCGTTCAATCCGAAGTTAACCCAAGACAATTTTTTCGGTGTTATGATAACATCACCCGCATTGTTTGAACCTTGGAATTGTTGACGGAATTTATCTTTTAATTGTTGTGCTTGCATTTCATTAAGGTCGCCTTCTTCACTCATTAAGACACCACGCGCCGTTTGGTTTTGTAAGTACTTTACACCAGTTGTGACGGCTTCATTGTTTGTTGTAAGTGAACGAAGTCCAGCACGCAAAGGCGATTGACCGTAAAGATGCGAACCCGTCCCGTCATAATAGGGATTAAAGTCCTTTATGTGACAAATGTCGTCAGCTGGCAAATCAAATGTCCCGTTGTATTCAATGCGATAACCTTTGACCGGTTGCATAAAACCGCCCGAAACAATTTCCATAACTTGCGACGGCATGACATAAAGTTCAGAATAACGCCCTTGGTTCATTCCCGTTTCCGGTGCAATTCCGTAGATGTATCGGTTGCCCGTTAGTTTCCCGAATGCAATAAGTTCAGTCAAAAAAGAATTGTAAGATTGTGAAGGGTTTGGACGTTCCAATAGTTCATGAAGGGGCGTTCCTTCCAATTCGTTCAACGCTTGCTTTCGTAGGATTTCAGCTTTGTAAAGTGCGCCGGAATCAATTGTTCCGCTTGTCAATGCCTTGTATCTTTTTAGGTCGTTTTCGCTTGTTTTTTCGTACACTTGAAACGGAATGGTTGTTGCCGCTTTTGTGATGATGTTAACAAGTGAATATATTGTTGCGTTCTTTCGATATCCTTGTTGTATATACGAATCATCATTTTCAGGATTCCAAATGATTGATTCACCCAAATACTGATATATTGCCTTGTTATATGCCGCGGCGGTTTGTTGCGCGTTTTTAGTGATTAGATTTGAAAGGCGTTGAAGTAGTGATGCCATGAAAGAAAATTTTGTTCAAATTTACGAAATTTTAAATGACAAAGAATTCATTTCGGTTTTTGAATCGTGAATACAATCCGTATCGCAAACAATCCATTGCATGGTTGTCGCGGTCAACCGCTTTGTTGATGATTGTACCGTCTTTCAATTCTTCCCAAACATATTTCATTTGTTCGGATTTGACGTTGGTTGCTTTATTGGAAACATAGAAATCAAATTCTTTCATAAGTGAAATCCCGGCATTGATTGAACCCGCGCCCTTGATAGCGGGTTTTGCCAAAATTCCCATTTGACGCAATTCTTCAACTGATTTCGGTTCGGCGGAATCACAATACATCAAAAGGTCATCAAGTCCCAACGACTTCAAATGATTTGCAATATCACGGTTTGTCATTCCGGTTTTGTACAATACTTCTTTGACAAACACTTTGTCGTTTTTCTTTGCAATCAAACAAATTGCCGTTGGGTCGTTTGTGTAGCCAAAATCGCAACCCATGAACCAATCAAGTTCGTCAGGGAATTCCGATTCGTCAATGTAGTTCCAATCACGAAAAATTTGTCGCTGACTAAACACGGCGCGTTGTCCTTCGCCATATACACGCCAAAAGTCTGGGTCGCGTTTCTTTAGCCGTTCCAGTTCCTTTTTGACTTCAGGTGCAATGAATTTATTGTCACGATAGGTTGACACAAACAAGTCGGCGTCGTCACGTTCACAAAGGTCATAAATAAAATGAACGGGGTCTGAAGGGTTGAACGACATTAAGATTTCGCGCTTTGTACGCATTGACAATTGGCGAAAGTCTTCAATGTTTAGTTCGTTGCATTCTTCACACCAAAGGACTTCACGCGTTGAACCACGTATCTTTTGCGCGTCGTCAGCTGAAAAGAATTCAATTGTATGTCCATTGTAGTTGAACACCAATTCGGTTTTGTTGAATTCACCCATATAATAAACGCCAAGGGATTTTGCAATGATATTGAAGTCCCTTAGAACTGAACGTTTCAACGCCGGTAATGTTTTCCGGACAATTGAAATCGTGATTGGTTTTGTTTCGGTTGTGATTAAGTAAAGACAATACTGCATCAACGCCCATGATTTCCCGGAACGTGAACCACCTTGGAATATCTTGATTCGTTGTTTTGAATTGACCGCTTCATAGAATTGGCGGTTGCAAAATTCCTTTATTCTTCGCTTTCCGTTGCCGGTGACCATTCAATGATTTTTGATTCGATAGTGCCTTCATGCTGGATTTCCTGGCGTTCAATGTACCCACGTTTTTTTCCTTTTGTTTTTAAATAAAAGATTGTCGCGGTTGTGTTTTCGTCTTTGATTTGTTCAAACAATTTGGATTCAACAAAGTCAAGTGCAATGTCTTGAATCGCATCAACTTGCGCTTTGAACTTTGGGTCTTTATTATAGTAGTCATAAAACGTTGACCGATTGCATTTGACTTCCTTGCATGCAGTTGTCACAACGCCAAGTGATTGTTCCAGCGCCTTAATCAAATTGTTTTTTAGTATGTTGGTTTTTGTAGCCATGTTGCAAAGTTAAGACAAAAAAAAACACCCCGAAGGGTGTTGTTGTTTTACGATTGTTTTTAATTAAACAAACAATTCTTTGTTGTCTTGCAAAACTTCTTCTCTTACGATTTCGTTTGCTATGACTTTAGCGTCTTTGATAACGGTTTCCAAGTCGTCAACACTCCAAACCCTGAAAACATTGTTGTTCAAGTTTATGAAGTTTACAAATTTTCCGTCGCGTTCAAGTGCATTTTTATCTCTCGAATCAAAGTCAATCAACATTGGTTCAAATCCGCCGTGGTCTTCACCAAGGTCGGATAAACTTAAAGTGAATCGTTCACTTAATCTGAATTGTGCTACATTTTGATTTTTCATAATTGTTTCATTTTGATAGTACAAATATAAAACAATTTTTTTAATTACAAAACTTTTTTTAAGTTTTTTTTTATTTATTATCGTTTTTTTCCTTGTCCACGCCTTTTTTGTTTGTAGCCAGTTTGCCCTTTTGATGCATTTTTTGAATGAACGCCTTTGCGTTTTTTACGCGGCTTTTGTGCGATTTGTGTGAAGTTCCATTTCATTTCCAAACAATTGAAATCCCAAAAATTAAAATAAAAAACTGAAGTGAATGATGCGTTTGTTCGACTTCTTCTTGAAACAATTCAGGATAATTGTCAGAATTTATATAGTGAACACCAAAAACAATTCCCTCAATTGGAAAAAAGCTAAACGAAAATATCATGACTTGTATTTTTCACAAAGATACAAATACAATTCCCAAATCTTTTTTGACGCTTCTTTATTGTTTTTGTAAATGTTTGGCGAACGTCTGACTTTGCCATTGTCCCAAATGTCAATGAACAATCCTTTTTTGGTTGCGACAATGTATATTTTTATGCCGTTTTTATTGCACCAAGATTTCGCCCGGAATGCTTTTGTGTAGTCCAATTTTTTATTTTTTAATTTTATACAAATTTTTTTAAAATGGTATGTTCGTGTTGTCCTTTATCACTTCAAACGCTTTGTCATTTTTGTCAATAGGTTTGTAAACCCCGCCGGAATTAAAGTCAGGCGCGACGTCAAAATCACCAATTTGACCGTTTTCTTTGCGCTTTACTTTTTCAATGTATATTTTGACAAGGTCGGATTTGTACCTTGTTTTTTGTCCAATGCAACGGTAAACAATTAAACCATTGTACGCTTTATTGAAAAAGTCAGCCGAACCCGAAACGTCATACAACGTTGGCTTTTTATACACCCCATTTTCCGATTCAATTTTTCTTGGGTGCGCAACCAAAAACAAATGGGTGTTTGTTTGTTGAACGAATTGTGTGATTTCGGAAAGTATTTTTCCAATATAACTAAAATCCCTTTGCGCCGAATGGTCAAGCATGTTGAACGGGTCAATGCAAAAAACGTTGATTCCTTTTTGAAAGACAAGTTCCCGGAACTTATTCAATATGTTTTTAAGTGTCAAATTTTCAAGGTCAATCCGAATCCAATGAAAATGTTCTTCAATGAAATCTTTTGTGTTTTCAAGGTCGTCGTTGTTGCAATGTTTGTTGTTTAATTTGTTTGCAATTCTTTTAATATGCCCTTCGTATGGAAATGATTCAGGCGCAAACATAGCACAACGAAATCCGTACTTTGTCGCAACGTTGCAAAAGATTTGGTCAACAATGTCGGACTTTCCCGAATTAGGAACGCCCGTGACAACCGTCCATTCACCCCAAGACATTTTGAAAAACGAATCCGATTCAGCAAGTCCAATGGAATAATTCTGAACACCTTTTTCGTTATATGCCAAAACGTTTTCCCAAATATCATTGACATTCAAAACACCTTCCAATGGAAAGTTCTTTGCGCTTTTGATGACGTTTCTAAGCGTTTCCGCGCCTTTTGTGGTCAATACCTCGTTGGCGTCTTTAAAGTCCCCAAAATCGACGTATTTGCATCGGTGTTGTCCAAACCGCCTTGCAAGTTCATTTCGCAATTGCAACCCGGCGTCGTCGTTGTCGGTGCAAAGAACGATTTCGGTTTTGTTTTTAAAGTATTCAAAACAGTTGTCCAAATAATCAAGTCGGGCGTTTCCTTTTGACGCCCCGTTCGGAACTGAACAAACTGAATACAATCCAGCTTCATGCAATGAAAGGGCGTCCATTTCCCCTTCAACAATGTAACACGTTTTTGAATCTTTGATATTGTCAATGCCGTAAAATATAAGTTCAGCACCGGACGTCATTTTGAAATTCTTTTCGCCGTCACGAAATTTTACGTTCACAATCTTATTGTCCCGGAAGTAGTTGAAATTTATACAACGACGCTTTGAACCCACTTGCGGCATGAATTCAAGTGATTCACCAATGCGCCAATGTACAAGTGTCGGTTCAGTAATACCGCGACCGTCAAACCATTTCAAAACACGTTCAGTCACGTCGGCGTTCACTTTTTCCGGAATTATGTATTCAGATTTCTTTTGAAACATAACACCGCCCGACCAACCGCAGTTGTGACAATTGTAAAGTCCGGTTGAAATATTCACCGACAACGATTCGTCGTGTTTGTTTTTTCTATTGTGTGAACACTTAGGACATTTTGTTTTAAGTTCCCCGTTTGTTCTGTTCTTCAAATTTATTCCAAGGTTTGCAAGTTTTTCAATCATTGTTTATTTAGGTTTTTTCATTGTTCTTTCAAATAAATCATTGTTTCATTTCAGTTAGTCCATTGAATAAAAATAGTCACGCGCATAATCATTCAGCGGGTGTTCACGGTCAAAAAGAATTTCTTTAAATTCTTCACTGTTTAGCATTTTAAAGTATTTGCATGCTTCAATAAAATCCCAATTTTTCATTGTGCAAAAAATATCAAAATTAAACAAACTAAAATTCCAAAAAAGCCAATTGCGGCAAAGTCATATTTCGTTCTCATGGTGTACAAAATTTATTGCAATCGTGAAACGCCGTTGCAAGGTTAGCAAAAAACATAAGCCATGTAAAAACGCAAAACAGAACAAAGAATCCGAATTGCAAAATTTCATTTCTAAAAATATTCATATATCATTGATTTTGATTAGACAACCAAAGGCATTTGATTCGCGACCGCCTTTGACTTTTTCATTGTGTTTCAACCATTCTCGACAAATGGTTTTCAGTCGCTTTGTCGATACAAACTTAATGATTTCAATTTCATCAAGTCCAAATTCGTTTTTGTCCGTTCCTTGTTGCATGATTAGGAAAACCCAAAAATCCGCCTTGGTTGTTGCAAGTCCAGTTCGTTTTCCCCAACATTCAAATTCAACATACAAGTTCCCGGTTCGGGACGCAATGAAGTCGGTTTTGACTTCGATTTTTTTTCCAGTCAGTAGGTCGGCAAATATGTTTTCGCCGTGTTGTCCGACTTGTAAATCATAAGCAAAATTGTCATTTGTTTTCATTTGTAAAGGTATTTGAATAGTTCGTTGTATTCAGTTTCGGAAAGCACTTGTTTTAGATTATAGTCATACAAGTTCCCGTTGTTTGTTTTCGCACCGATTTTTTTTCCTTTGTCTTCATACTTAACAAAGTCAATAAGACCGGAAACCCTGTGAAACGCATTTGGGCGCGTTTTAAGCGCGTTTTGCGTCATAAACCTATCAACATACTTCACGCCGTTTTTATCGTTATTACGCAGCTTTAAAATGCTTAGAAACACGTTTTGCCAAAAATCGTCTTGGCGCAGTTGTTTGCAAACGGCATAAACGTCCCGAAGGTTGTATTTGTCAATGCGTTCAATTTTGTCAAGGCAATCCAACCATTTTTGTTTTTGCGCCTTGGTTTTGGGTTGATTTCGTTTTGGAAACAATGCAACAAAATGCGGAAATGCTTTTTCAATATGCGGCGGAAAATCTTTCGTTTTTAAATTTCGAGGTATAATATTTTTATTTATTATATTATTATTTATATTGTCATTATAGTTTATATTGTCATTATATTTTCTTTGTGTCGGATTTTCCGTTGCGGCTAATCCAACGCGGGGTGTCGGATTTTCCGACGCGGTGG